CCGTGTGCTCCCTCTGCCGCAGGCCTGTCGGCCACACAGGTCTGCCGCTTTTCTGGCGCGTGACCGTAGAGCGCTTCGGCGTCAACCTCAATGCGGTTGCCAGGCAGGACGGGCTGGGCGCGATGCTCGGCAACTCCGCGCTCGCTTCGGTGATGGGCCCTGACGAAGAGATGGCCACGCCGGCGATGGAGGCACAGGTGCGAACCGTGTGCGAGAGCTGCGCGATCGAATGCCGCATGGCGGTCGCCGAGTTCGCGGAGGTCGGATCGTGAACATCATCCTTCTCACTCTGACCGTCGCCGGCATCACGACGCAGCACCAGGTCGAGTCGCTTTCATGGGACTTCGACAAGCTGATCTTCGTCGAAGCCGGAAAGCCAAACCGCTGCAAAGTCGTCGTGAACGGATACACATTCGACGGCACGCCGCCTGCGCACGCTCACTTCACCGCCAGCAGCTGCGATGTCGTCTTCAGAGGAGGATTCGAGAAATGAGCGGACACCACCCCACGCCGGCCGACCGCGCAGTCTCCGAAAATTTGCGTGATATCGCCGCGCGCTTGGCTAAAGACGTCGACGGCATCGCCGGCGAGCACATGGGCATCGCGCTGTTGATCTTCCCGCTCAATCGCCTCGCCCCTGCGCAGTACATCGCCAACGTCGATCGCGAGGACATGAAAAAGCAGCTGCAGGATCTGCTCGATCACTGGTCGAAGGGCATGCCCGACATCCCGGCACACAACCGCCAATAGTGGAGGAATGCACAAATGAATTTGTGGCGACTGCTCATGTTTGTCGGGTTCTATCTTGCGCAAAACCAGTACTTCGGCTGGAACCCGTGGCCGAAATCTGACGCCGAGCTGGTTGCCGACGGCATCACATTTCTGCTTGCTTCGCTGGCTTTCAAAGGAACGTCGATCAGTCTGAAGCGTAAGAAACCCGCCGAGCAGCAGGCCACTCAATCGCATTTGCACGTTCACCTACCCAGCGGCAATGAACACATCCTCAACGGGTCAGTCGAGGGCTTTCGCCTGTATAGCAAGCCCGAGCGAACCGTGCATTGAAGAGGAATTCGACGTGGACAATCGAACCGAGACAATTATTTCCCTGAAGCTCCGCGACATGATGCTAAAAGGGTGGATTTCCATCTGTGACGTTGACGCCTGCCTCAAGCTCGCGAACATCGTGCCCATTGGGCAAACGTATAAGGAACTGCGCGCGCTGCATTGCGTGAACTTCACCGATATGCCGCGCGAGCTGGCTCTCCAGATTCCCGACATGCTCGCCGACGTATTCGACGGTCTGTTGGTAGGACAACCAGCGCAGCTCGAGCGTGAGATTTCAAGGTCTCTTGTCGTGGTCAATCCTGCGCCGAAGGCGCCGATGGTGCGTCAATCCTTCCTTCGCCGTCTCGGAGTCATCCGATGAAAACTGCGGAACAGCACGCGCGTGAATTGGTCGACGAGATAGTGGAGAGCGAGCCGCGCCTCAAGCGGGAGCGCGAGCGGCAGGCTGAGCTTCAACAATATCTGCTGCGCAAGCGCGATCAGATCGACGCGGCCCTGCGCAAAGTGCGCTGGCCATGATAACCCTCGGCCCCGCCACTCTGGCCCTTGTCGACATCTTGGTCGACGAGCTGGTGCGCGATTATCTCACTGAGCAAACGGCGCCAGATCGCCACGAAATGAACCCGTGCGCGAATCCTGTTCAGTTGCCGAAAGTCGACCAGGCCGCGTAGGCTTCCGCTCCCATGCGCACCGCCGCCTATGCGCGCTACTCATCCGATCAGCAACGCGAGGCCAGCCTCGAGGATCAGCTGCGGAACGTGCGCGCGTACTGCGAGCGGCAAGGCTGGTCGCCGCCGGCGACGTACACCGATGCTGCAATCAGCGGTGCGCGCAACGATCGACCAGGCTACCGCCAGTTGATCGAACATGCAGGCCGCTTCGACGTGATCTTGGTCGATGACCTGTCGCGCCTTTCGCGCGACAGCATCGAGGTCGCGACGGCAATTCGGCGACTCACGTTCTACGGCGTGCGCGTCATTGGCGTTAGCGATGGCACCGACACGGGGCGCAAGGGGCACAAGGCCGAGGTTGGTCTGCGCGGCATCATGTCGGAGCTCTACCTATCGGATCTGGCTGACAAGACGCACCGCGGGCTCACCGGCCGCGCGCTCGCCGGAGCTAGCGCAGGCGGTCTGCCATACGGCTACCGCGTGACCAGCGCTGGCCAGCGCGAAGTGGACGAAGCGCAGGCAGCCGTCGTGCGCCGGATATTTGCCGATTACAACGCAGGCAAGTCGCCACGCGAGATCGCGGCCGCGCTGAACGCTGCGCAGATTCCGCCGCCTCGAGCTGGTCGCACATGGTGCGCATCGGCGATTCGCGCTGACAAAAAGCGCGCGATCGGGATCCTCGCCAATCCGATTTACGTCGGCCGGCAGATATGGAACCGCAGCCGATGGGTGAAGCACCCGGATACCGGTCGACGGCTGCGCCAGGAACGTCCGGAATCCGAGTGGATCATTAGCGAGCATCAGGATCTCGCCATCGTCGATCGCGCGACGTGGGAAGTCACGCGCAAGCGCGCCGGCGTCGTCGGTGCATCGCACGCAACGTCAGGCGGACCAGGTCGCAAGCCTCGACACCTGCTGAGCGGGATTCTGCGCTGCTATGAATGCGGTGGCCCGATCGTCGTTGTTGACCGCTATCGGTACGGATGCGCGACGAACAAGGAACGTGGTGCAGCTGCGTGCGCGAATGCCCTGCGTGTGCCGAAGGCGACGTCGGAGCCGGCGATGCTCGAATATGTTCGCCGAGAGCTCCTCAGTGAGGCCGCATTCGCCGCTGTCGAGCGCGCAGTGCGCGCGCGTCGCCAAGCCAGCGTGTCGGAGCGCGGCGCCGGCGAACGCGCGCTGGCGGCCGCGGAGCGCGTCAGGGCAAACATCATCAACGCGCTGCGCCAAGGCATCATCACGCCGAGCACGCGCGCTGAGTTGGAAAATGCAGAGCGGGAAGTCGAGACCGCAAAGCGCGCGTTGCAGGCCTTCGACAAACAGCAGCCAGCGCAGATGATCCCACGCCTGCGCGAGCGCTGGCGACGGCTGATCGAATCGATGGACGCGTCGACGCGCAGCGAACAAAAACGCGCCGCGCTTGCCGAGATACTCGGCGGCGACGTCGTGTTGCGAAAGGAAGGTGGCGAGATTTTCGCCGAGATCAGCAGCAGTGAGATTGCGTTGGTAGCGGGGGCAGGATCCGCGCTCTATCTAACTGAGTCGGTCCGTGTTCCGCTAGGCAGCGTGGCGAGCCGCGAATGATAGGCGCTCGCGCTGAGCTTTTCAAGGACAACGGTTCGATATCCCGCCTAACCGTTGGTTCAGCCTAGCCTTTCAGGCCGGCCGAACCCGGAACAACTCGACGAGTTTTGCATTCGGCAGCGACATCAGATCGCGTATCTGGCGAGCCGTTGTGCGCACCATGAAGGCAAATATGAGCACGGGCACCAAATAGACGATCCATGCAGATCCGTTGGCAGCCAAGGCTTCATGAATTACTTCATCAGCCCGCTTCGCTATCTGGACAACCTCAGCAGGCCCGTTGTCGACAACGGCCCTGCGACGTTCCAATTGGTCCTTCAGGCGGGGATCGCTGCTGACGCGACGGTGGAACTCATAGCGAAAACGCACGGTTAGGTGCGGGATTCGATTGAGGAAGTTGTTCAACCCGTCGTGAACGATATCGAATGCATCACCGCTGATGCGCTCCGGGTCCTGCAGCTTGAGCATGCGCAACTCGTCGCGCAGCTGAAACAGCCTGTTGCGAAAACTCATGCGCATAGAAGGCAACAAAATGCCTTCGTATACAAAGTGGAAAATTGCAAGCGAGAATAGAATGATGATCGCGGTAGCCATATCAACCTCCCCCGTTACTGGAAGGAAAGCTTTGCCCTGAGGAATTCTGTAGTGCGGACTTCTCTCGTCCGATTCGCTCGCATTCAGCACCGAACGATTTGCGCATCCAGCGAGCGTGCAGATACCAACCAGAAAGGGCTGCAGCAAGGAAAATATAGGCCCATAGCTCGCCCTTTTCAAGCCGGTCTTTTAATTCGTTGACCAGCTTGCTGACATCGTCGGCCGGCATCTTTGCGATCAGGAACAGCACCACGAGCCAGCACGCCACAAACGCGAACAGGCCATTGTTCATGCTGGTTAAAATTACGTCACGGGTCGCTTGCGCCCAAGTCACCTTCGGGTAGACGATGCGAGGCGCCTTTGAAGTTGCACCTTTTGCTTTACTCAATTTCGCGAGCTCCCCATGCTGATCGCCGGCGGCATTGTGCCAATGGCGAGGCCCAATGCCAAATTGTGCACTTT